AATCTATAGCCTTCCGCCAGGTGTGCATCCTTGCCTTCTACAGCCAATTCAAACTCAGTTAGCTTGCGCTTCCAGATGTCGCTTAAGGTTGAGATCAACTGTGGAGCCACGTTCATGCTACGGATCAAGCTCACAGGTTTGTAGTCTGCTGACATCTTGGCACCGTTGATCACAAACTCGTCAAACATGCCGTCTAGTTCGCCAGCACACTCCGACACCTTTTCACGCAGGCGATCTTGGATAGTGATCCGGGGCACGTCGGATTCTTCAACCGCTTCGGCTTGAGTCTGCTGTTTTGCTGCTAGGATTTCTGCCAACATTGTGTCCAGCTTCACCTGCTCAGCTTCATTTAGTTCCAGACCCACCTGAGTCATGCGGCACAGCCATGCAGTAGTAGAACGAATGGCCGAGTCAGACACCCCGCGCAAGGTGCGAACATCCCCTTTGCGACCATGCGCTTCCAAGTAGCTCACAATCATGTCACGAGCATCTTTTTTGCCGTAGAAGTAATTGTACCAAGCAAAGGCCTTGCTTAATGAACTCACGCGGCCGTACTGGGGCTGTGTGCTCCAGTCGGGTTCTGTGCCCATAAACTTGGTGTCTGGGCTACGAGGATTTAAAAGTTTGATTTTTGCGGTGTTCATAATGATCCTTACTTAGCGGAGGGCAAATGTTTGACGGCATCAAAGATTGTTAGGGCACGATTGAGATTGAAGTTTTTGTGTTTGTACATATAGGCTCGTTTGCGTTCTGCTGTTTCCAGAGCTTCAGCCAGGCGCCACTTGGTATCAAAGTCTGCGGACATGATTATGCGTGACATATCCGCAATGTCCAGTGAATACTCTACCCATTTTTCTGTGGCTTTGACTTTGTCATAAGGCACCACAGCCCGGGATCGATTGGCGCCAGAATACTTTGCAACAAAACTCACAGCTTTCATCACATACCCCATTTAGTAGACAAGCATGTATTATAACATACATGACCTTTTTGGTCAACGATAGCGCAACTGGGCATAAACCATCATTTGCTCAGCGTTGGCCAGCAGATCCTCCAGTTTGATCTCTAAGGTTTGGGCTCGGGCTGTTATCCGGTGCAGGCGACGGCATTCTACCAGTTCGCGGCTGAGATTTTGTGCTACTGCTTGTGCCGCATTGATCATGCGATCCAGGTCCTCGCGGGCTTCATAACTTTTAAATCTTTGGGTCTGGCGACTCAGAGTGTCAATACGCTGTAGATATTCATCCATTCTTGATTATAGCACAACACGTATTTTTGGTCAAACGCAAGATCGCTAAATACTTGACTATGCCAAGACTCAGTTTATACCGCCCCAATCGCACCAATGATTATCGCTTTCTGGATCGCACCATTTCGGAAATGTACACTGTTGGTGGACTGGATCTCTATGTACACAAATATCTAGGACCCAAAGTAGGTCCCGAAGAACAAGAAGGCAACAACGATGCCACCTTGCCCAAGTACGACGAAAGCAATCCCTTGTTTATCGAAGACTTGCTGTTGTTGGAAAACCGAGATCGTGCATATGATCCAGACATCTATGTACTTAGGGGTGTGTACAACGTACAGGACATTGATTTTGATCTGTCGCAATTTGGCCTGTTTCTCAACAACGACACACTGTTTATTACTTTTCACTTCAACGACATGATTGACACCGTGGGCCGAAAACTCATGAGTGGCGATGTGTTGGAAGTGCCCAACATGCGAGACTACTATCCCCTGGACAGTTCAATTCCACGAGCACTGCCCAAATACTATGTGATCCAGGATGCGTCCTATGCATCTGAAGGTTTTAGTCAGACCTGGTTGCCACACTTGTGGCGGGTCAAGGCCACGCCCTTGGTGAATGCACAGGAATACAATGATATTTTAAACAAACCGTTTGAGCCCGAGAACATCTGGGACTCAGGCAATTTTTATCCCTCGGGTACCGTGGTAAATTCTGGTGATGAGTACTACGTGGCCATTAGGGATGTTCCGCCTGGTGTCAACATCACCGACGGAAGTTATTGGGCACTCAAACCCAATCCAGATTCAATTGCAGATCAAGTGAGCACACGACTAAAAGACCTAGCAATAAATGATGCTATTCTAACACAGGCCGAGGTAGATGTTCCACTTTCGGGATATGACACAGTGAAATTTTACATTGTGCCCACCAATACCGATGGCTCACCTGCTGACCCAGACACCTACACTGCTGACTATACCCTAACGGATGCTAGTCGTACTGTGGACAATCTTAACGGAACACCAAGATCAGACGGCTATACTGATGGCTACTTGACTGGTGACGGCGTGGCTCCCAACGGATTGCCAGTCACAGCTGGAGTAAGATTTCCACCTTCGCCAGTGAATGGTGCGTATGCACTGAGACTGGATTATTTTCCCAATAGACTGTTCCGTTATGACGGTGCCCGCTGGGTCAAGATTGAGGAGAAAGTACGCACACAACTCACACCTGGACCAGATAACAAGACACTACGCAGTAGTTTTGTAAATAACACTGCCACAGTCAACACCACAGACCGTGGTGCAATACCAAGTCGTCAGAGCCTGAGTGATGCGCTGAAACCTCAAGCCGACAACGGCGGTTAAGGAGAATAAAAATTCAACAGTTCTTTTTTGATGAACAGATACGACGCTATCTGTTGCAGTTTACTCGAATGATCAGCAACTTTCAAGTTGAGTTTGGTCGCGACGAACAAGGCACCAGTGATTTGGTTCGTGTCCCAGTTCGCTACGGTGATGCCAGTCGTCAAGCTCAAACAATACTGCAACAGAACTCGGCCAACAGCATGCCCAGTACTCCGCTCATGACATTCTATATCACAGGCATGGACTATGATCGTCCAAGGATGCAAGAACCTTATTTTGTGAACAAAATGCATGTGCGGCAGCGCACCTATGACACTGCCACTGACACATACGAAACAACTCAGGGCAATGCTTTTACTGTTGATCGTTTGATGCCAGTGCCGTATCGAATGACTTTGAATCTTGACATCTGGACATCAAACACCAATCAAAAAATGCAGATATTTGAGCAAATTTCCACGCTGTTCAATCCTGCACTGGAAATACAAAGCACCGACAACTACATTGACTGGACCAGTCTCAGCGTGGTGGAACTGGAGCGAGTGAACTGGAGTTCCAGAACAGTGCCAGTGGGAACCGAAAACCCCATTGACATCATGACCATGACATTTGGTATTCCCATCTGGATTTCTAGTCCGGCCAAGGTCAAGAAACTGGGTGTGGTCGAGCGTGTGGTCATGAGCATTTATGATGCCGCTGGTGATGCCAGCAACGCCATCATTGACAATGACATTTTGTTGGGCACACGAATCAAGGTAACTCCCTACAGCTATCAGGTGCTGTTGTTGAACGGCCAACTTCAGGTGCTGCAGCCCAATGGTGTGATCACACAGCCCAATACCAGTCTGGCTCCGTTTACGTTCCCGGTCGTGGAAACAGTACAGGTAGAATGGCCAGCAGTGATCAGCGTTTATGGCGTGCTGAGACCTGGCGTGAGTTACATCACTCTAGACAATCCCTGGGATCCTGACAACAGCATTGTGGGCACGGTCAGTATCAATCCTGCTGATGATCGATTGTTGATTTTCAACATAGACCCCGACACAGCACCACAAAACACGCTGCCGCCAGTCACAGCCGTGATCAACCCACTCATAAGTGGACCTGGTGATGGACTGCCGGCTGCTGCCTTGGGACAAAGGTATTTGATTACCGAAAGTACTGGTGCAACTGCCAACACTGACAACCCCGATGCATGGAAAAGCAACATTGGACAACCCCTGATTGCTGCAGCCAACGACATCGTTGAATATACTGGCACTAGATGGCGTGTGGAATTCAACAGTCGTGAATCAGAAGATGTGCAGTATGTGACCAATATCAACACCAGTATTCAGTACAAGTGGACTGGTTCAGAATGGGTCAAGAGCATTGACGGAATTTACCCTGGCGGCGCATGGAACATAATACTGTGAGTGCAATGGGGGTGCTGTTTCACTGCAGCGCCACCGCAAGATATCTGTATCTGTTGCGGAACGATCCAAAGAATCCTGCAACTTGGGGATTACCGGGTGGCAAAAGTTTGCCTGGAGAAAATTTTATCAACACAGTCACACGTGAATGCACTGAAGAACTGGGCTGCATGCCTCCCTATCAGCAGATAGTGCCCTTGGAAAAATTCACCAGCAGTGATGAAAAGTTTGTGTATCACACTTTTTGGTGCCAGGTCGCTAGAGAATTTGTTCCGGTGTTGAATCACGAACACCTGGGGTATGCCTGGATTGATGCAGGTACTTTGCCCAGACCCTTGCATCCAGGTTTGTGGAACACTGTGAATTTTGACGTGATTCAACAAAAAATACGACTGGTGGAATCCATCAACTGCTGATCAACCACTGGGCAAGCACTGATCAACTATTTAGTCGGGTGTTAGGCACTAGTGGGTTTGAAAATTTCACAGAAGTTTATCGATTATCAACCTATTAAATACCAGGTGGGGCCATTTGCGGCAAATCTGGCTGGTCAGAGGCCAGACGAATTTCAGCTTGTGCCACAACAGTATCAACGTCGGCAGGAATACTTGTGATGTTTGGGTCTGCAGTCATTCTTCTGACTTCAGCTTGATAAATTTCTTGTTTGGCGGCAAATATTCTTGCTGCAGTGAAATTTTTTACCCACTCTTGTGGATCTGCCGCAAAGTATTTCATACATTTTTCGTCAATGTCATTGAGTTCGATTGTGATGGTCATTGCCATTTTTTTCTCCTTTATCCTATATAAAACCCAGTGAAATGAGTTTCGAGTCCATACCACTGCTGTGTGCCATTGCAGTATGTTACTACCTGCACATAGTCGCCGGCAGTCAGATACAAAATATCATTTATCTGAGTGTCCCACGCATATGTACTAGAATATTGGGTGCGACTCCTTAAACGGTAGCTGGTGGTATACGAAGCCATTCGAGCGGTGCTGCTGCCATTTACCCAAAACGTAGGATGGGTATAACTGTCTGAGTTAGAACTTGGATTTTTGTATCCGTACCCACAATGTTCAAAATAATAAGATCCAGTAACTGGCGCAGTAAATCGATAGTTTGAAGTGTTGTAATGGGATCCGTTGTTGGCATAGGCAGTGTTGAAAGATATGGTATTCCAAGAGTCAGCAGTAAATGTTACCCATCCTGCACTTGAATATGCAACAAACCAAGGGCGATTAGTAAGTTTGACAAATTCTGAAACACTGGTGTCGAGCCCAATCAGTCCATTGGCGGTAATTTTTAATGCTGTGTTACTGTTTTCTATCAATGCACCGTTTATATCTAGTCCCATAATCAGTTTCCTAGGTATGCGCCCGAATATGCACTGTATTGTGCGTATCCTTGCATGGTGCCGTTGCGTGGTGTATACACTTCCACATAGTCTCCAGCAGTGCAATATATCAATTCGCAGCAATCAGAATCTTGGCCGTATGATGCGTTTAGACCGTATTGCCTAATTCGATACGGTGTTCCTCCGGGTCTGCGAGTGGTTTGACTACCGTTGACCAAATAGAGAGGATGAAAATACCAAGTGTGTGTAACGTTGTTACCGTAACAATAGATGTGATGCTTGAATAGATACAGACCGGTCCAGGGTGCAGTGAATCTACCATTACTGGTGTTGTAGCAGCTTCCTATGTTTATATAACCACTTCCACCAGTATAATTAAAAATAACTACTCCGCCGAGGTCACGCCAACCATCTGACCCCATGCCAACATTAAACAAAGGAATCAACGTGGCGCCTGCAGAAGTCTGCGGCATATTGACTATACCACTGTTATTCTGACCATAAATTTTATTGCCTGAACTGTCTGTTATGGTCACAGTGTTTCCACCAGCGACAGTTGTTCCATTGATATCTATTGGCATGGAAATACTTATCCTACAAAAGCACCTTGAAAGAGGCTGTAATATGGGTATTGATAACTGTTTCCACTAGAATACCAATATGCTTCAACATAATCCCCAGCAGTTAACGACATCACCTCTTCAATTTGTGCGTCTTGTTGAAAATCAGCTACCATGCCATGACCACGCATTCTATATTGAAACTCCCATCCTGAAGTAAAACTTCCGTTTTTAGTAAATCCTGGATGCACATAACTGCTGGTATAAAGATACGTGGTAAAAGAAAACCAATAAGGTCCAGTGATAGGAGCGGTAAATCTTGTGTTGACAGTGCTGTAATGGGAACCACGGTTATACACTGTGGTTGTACAGTAGTTGTTTATTTTACCCCAGGTACCGCTGCTGCAGGGTAGTATCCAACCAGGATCTGATGCACTACCGGCTATAAAAGCAGGAATATTGTTGTTCTCGTAGTACGCAAAATTATTAGCACCGGACGCTGAAACGCCGCGCTTAAAGATACTGGCCTGACTTGAATTTTTAATCGTAAAACTACTAGAATTTGCTTCTAAGGTACCATTACCAACAATAATAGGCATTATTATTTTACCTCATTAATCTTGGGAGTTGCCTCATCAGGACCAACCTCGATCAAGGCAAACTTATATACTTTGTTGCGTAGGTTGTTGTACAAAAACAAGTCATCGGCACCTTCCACAATGGTCCAATCACCAATACCGTTGTTGAGGTTCAAGTCATTGGTATAGATGTTTCTCCAACGCAGTGTTGATGTACCCAGATCATGAGTATTGCCTGCAGCAGGGTGCACACTAACTGCAGTGACGTTGCCAGAAAAAGTTCCAGTGCCAGCTGACATTGTGCCTACGGTAGAAACATTACCAACTGAGATATTGCCAGAAAAAGTTCCAACTCCAGCTGATATTTCGCCCACAGTAGAAACATTACCAGCAGCGACATTGCCACTCACTACCATGGAAGTAGCTGACATGTTTTCAGGCATGGCCAAACTGCCACCTGATTCTGTCAACACAGCATTGCCGATTTGCACAGTGGAAGGCAATACCAAGTTTGCGCCACTTGCACCAATTGTGGCTTGGCCAAGATATATAGTGCTGTTGGCCAAGTACAGGTCAGTCCACACTGTGGTAGCATTGCCCAGTGAATAAGTGTTGTTGGCTGCTGGTAAAATATTACCCGAAGTTATAAAATCTGCTGACAACTCACCTGTTATAGTAGCTGAGTTGGCTATGAGTGCGTTGCCAGTAAATGTGTCCAGGAAACTGCTGGTCACTGTCCAAGCAGTTCGTGCTGAACTGTAGGTATAGGTCACGCCATTTACGTTGGCCAGTTGACCATCTGTGGGACTTGTTGGAAATGCCATTAGAATCTTCCTACCACGATTTCAATTGTTTTTACCTGAGTGTCTGGGATGTTGTCAAGGCTCTTGCCTATCACACATCCTGGTTGCCAGGTGGCTAATCTCTGTGCTGTGCCAGGTTGATCGCCAGTGACCACTAGGTCTCCACGCGAGACTGGACCCTGTACCTGGCAAGGAACTCGACCGGTAAAGGCCACTGGCAGATCATTTTCTCCTGCCAGAGCTGAATTCATCACAAATGCAGGATTGGTAGATATCACACCAGCCACAGCAGGATCATGTGATCTGGTGCTTTGAGTAATTTCTTGGGCACCCCCAAATACCACCACAGTGCCTGGGGGATACACAACATCAGCTGTGTATATCTCAGCCAAGTCAGCGTATTGAGCACTGGTGGCTTTGGCAAACACTGTGTTGAAATAACTGGAGGTGCTGCCAATATTGCCCACACCGTTTGAGCCGCCATTTACAATGGCTGTGGTCAAGTTACCTGAATTTACTGTGATAGCGTCGACAACCACTGCACTGTTGGCGTTGAGAATACCTGTTGCAGTGTTGCCAACAGTGACGTTACCAGTTGTGGATATGGTATTGCTGCCAAACGAACTCAGCAATGTGACCACATTGCTGTCGGTGTAACCAGCAGGCAAGCCGGTCAGTTGTGATCCGTTGCCCACAAAGAAAGCGCCAAAAATGTTGCCAAAGTAGCCCGATGATGAGCCAATATTGCCCACAGCGTTGGAGCCCGAGTTGACCACTTCTCCCACAGTGATGGTGGCAAATGTGGTGGGAGCACTCTGATCTACCCACACATTACCAGTGCCATCATCGGTATACTGATATTTTACTTGTCCAAAACTGTCGTACCAGAAGTCGCCTGGATTGGCTGTACCTGGTGGTGTGTTGGCCTGTGTGGTCCAGGTGATGCCCCCGCCGCCGGCAGCAGCAGCCCAGGTGAGATTTCCTGCGCCGTCGGTTGTGAGTACGTAGCCATTGGCGCCACCAGTTATGACCACGTTGCCCACGTTGCCCAGATTGGTGATGCCTGATATCGTTAGATTTCCACCCGACACGTTGCCTGTGACACTGAGTGCGCCGAGTGTGCCCACCGTGGTGAGACTGGAAGTGACCACACTTGAGTTCAGTGTGGTTCCTGTCAAGTTGGCAGCATTGGCAGTGATTGCTGTGTTGGCTGCAGCAGTCAATTGCCCTTGAGCATTGACTGTGAATGTTGCTACATTATCTCCGCTGCCGTATGACCCAGCAGTGACTGCTGTATTAGCAATACTGAACACCGTGCCTGCAAGGGCTAGTCCTGTACCTGCGCTGTAAATCTGTGCAGAATTAATTTGAACAAACGTAATGTTGGTTGTACCAAATGTGATAACGCCAGCAGTGTTGCAAGTATACAGTTCACCTGCACCAGTTGCGCCTTCTTGCACAAACACACTAGAACCTTCGCTTAGACCATCTGCACTATTAATAACATAAGTATCCGCATCGCTGGCTCGAGTCAATATCCAGTTGGTAGATACCGAGCCTACGTCTGTGACAACATAAATGCCGTTTTGTGTTTGGTCGGTTTGCTCATAAATCAGCACACGATCAGCTGCATTAACTATTACACCATCAATTACCAAGGCAGCTTGTGTGCTCGAATTGGTCAGTGTTGCGCCCACACCACTAGTGCCGTTGTTGTAGGTGGCCACCAAGTTGATCGGGGATTCCACACGCACTGGTTCGTGGAAATGAATGCCCGAAGCCACAAGTGTGTCTACATAGGTTTTGGTAGTGGCATCTTGTGCATTAACAGGGTCTGCCAAATTGACAATTTTAACACTGCTAGCATTGATTACGCCAGTTCCTGTAGCAGACAATATCACACTGTTGTTGCCTGCGGCTGCTGCAACGGTGATGTTGCCTGAATTGGCCACAAAAACTGAACCTGTGACGTTGCCTGTGGCTGAGAGCGTAGTAAACGCACCCGAAGCCGGGGTTATATTACCAATAACAATATTGTTGATGGCTGCAGTGGCTTGCAGTTGCCAGGCTGAGCCGTTCCAGATCCAGGTCTTGGTGCCAAAACTGTAGGTGTCATCGACACTGGGACTGGTGGGAAAATTTAGTGTGCTCATTCAGTGTCCTGGTCCTTATTCTGGATTGAAATATCCCAGTTGTGCAGTGGGTGGCGTTACACCACCGCCGCCTGATAATGCTTCAAGCGTGCTGGCTTGAATGTTGTCTGTTGAGATCTTTGTTGTCATATCTTATACGTCCGCAGTATTAGTTGACGGGTAAGCTCTGCCAGCTCCCCATATTATTCGAACTGCGCCATTACCGCCATTAGAACTAGAAGTATTTTTGCCATCGGCGGCTTGACCACCACCGCCACCGCCGTACAATCCCCCAGCACCCACAGCTCCTACTGCACCACCAGCAGTACCACCAGAGCCGCCAGCGCTTGCCACACTTCCGTTGGTTCCTGCACCTAATGCTCCTACGCCGCCACCAGATCCCGCTGTGGGGTTGCCCGACTGCCCACCAGCACCGCCACCACCGTTAAATGGAGCTGCAAACGTTACGCTTAACCCGACGCCACGTCCAGTTAATGCTGCCATTGTTGTTTCTGGACCCAGGTAAGCAGATCCGTTATAGCCTCCAGCACCTCCTCCTCCACCTGCCGTATCGCCAGATGATGTTCCGCCTGCGCCGCCTGCGCTGCCACCGTCTCCCACAAAAGTACCGCCTGCGCCGCCTGCTCGGTTGACGTTGGTGTTGTCGGAAGTTCCTTGACCAGCACCTCCTCCTCCACCTAAAACGACAGTATTATCGATAAAATAAGAGTCACCCCCCGGAGTGCCTATACCACCGGCATTTGCAGTAAC